ATGATTGTTATAGATTATTGTTCTATAATATGCTTCTATTTGGAGAATAAAGGTTTAAATGATGATTTTTTAAGTATTCCCACGATGATTTTAGTTTTTATTTGTTCATTTTTACTTTATAATGTTGCATTAAGTTTAGAGAAAATCAATAAAATATAAATATAACTTCAAAAGATAATAAAACAAGGGAAGAAAAAATGCTAGAAAAAATGCTAAACTTCCTTAAAAAATTCTGGAGAAACACAAAGGCGGAAATATCAAAGGTTATAAGCATTGTCTTGGCTTTGTTTGTTGCTGGAGTTTTACTTCCTACCGCATTAACTCAATTGGCAAGTGGAAACTATACCGGCGTTGACCCAGCAGTTAAAACTATCGCAACGGTTCTTTTACCCGTGTTGGCTGTCATTGCTATTGCCATGATATTCCTATACAGCAAAAAAGAGGGACAATAAAACAATGCTTAAAACCTTAAACAAAATTTCCCTTTTTTTTCTATTGTTTGCAATTATCATTTTATCTTTTTCACCTAAAATTGAAGCTACTCAATTAACCGATTTAGGCACTTATTCATATTCTGGAGTAACCAATTATAACCCCGCTTATGTCATTGTCTATGATAATCAAACAAGTCAAAATATTGGCTTATACGTTTATGCTTATGATACCACAATAAAAATTTGGAGAATAAGCGATGCAAAACTTTTAGACACTATAAGCGTAAGCTTACCGGCAACAAAATTATGGGGTTATGGAATTTTCCGTTATATGGGTTATGGAAGTTTAGACGGTTTCTGGATTATTGCCTTATCTTCTAATGATGTCGATAATACAATAACTGTTTATGTTAGAGCATGGTTTTACAATTTTACAGATAAAACATGCACGCAACTTTCAAGCGATAAATCGGTTAATCTATGGAGTTATACCGCTCAATCAAATCAAGTAAGCGATTATTTAATATCATGGGGAAACCCAATTTGGCAAAACAATTATGAATTTATCAGTTGGAGTGCTCACGTCAAATTTTATTATACGGGAACAATAGATCCGGGATGGCATAGCGAATATTTAGTTGGCATAATTCAGGTAAGTAATTCGCAACATTTAGGTTCTTTGGCGTTAGTCTATAATTGGAATACGGTAAATAATGCATATATCGGTTTTCAACCATATATCAGTTTAACTTTTCCGTTTGACCCTACCCCATCATTAGTTTTAGGCGGATATGTTTACAAGGAATATGGACAAACTAATCCTACATTTTTATACGCTGTTTGGGATACTGGAGGCACTTTTACGGTTTACTCTGGAAACACTTATAGTTATAGTGGCTATGCCAATGTTCTTTTGCGAGCCATAAATTACCGCCCAATGTTTAAACCGATTGGTTTTCAATATAGCATATCAAGTGGAAAAGTTTATTGGTATTGGTATTTAGGTTTAGCATACACGGATATTAGTCAAACTAAAATGCAACAGGGAATTGCGAGTGTAATAATTAATTCTTTGACGCTTCAAAGTCCAAATGTTAATACTATCTATATTATTAATGGAGTAGTCTATAATGTTGATGAGAGAGACCCATATACAGCAATAACTAATAGTTACTTTTATCATTCAAACGGATATATCTTTAATGTAGGATATAATCAAACACAGGGATTATCAACCGTCACGGTTGATTTAGGATTGTCAAGTTTAGATTTAGACTATAATGTTTTCATAACGGGACAATATACGTTTTTCAAATTTTTGCCTTCAACTAATCAAATCAAACTTTATATTATTGCGACAGAAATTCCGACAGTTTATACAATACCAATTCAACCGCCAAATCCACCTACAACCCCAGAGGATACGAGTTATCCAACTTATATTATATCAACTTTGATGGGTGTTATCGTGCCATTTATGTTTTTGTTTATTCCCGCATTTGTTTTAACTGGTATGATTGGAAAAATGGGTTTCGTAGCTGGTTTAATGATTGGGGGTGTGCTTTTGGTTATGGCTAATCTTTTGCCTATGTGGGCCGTTTTCTTAATTGGTTTAGGTATAGTAGCTTTGATTTGGAGTTCTACTCGGAGGGGTGAAGTTGAATAGGGTGAGTTTAATTTTTATTCCTTTTTTTGTTATGCTTATTGCGGGTTTAATTTATGGTTCTAATATAAATTCGGGGGGAACGGTTCAATTTCAAACAAAGGAAAATGTAACCGTTAATCAACAAAGTGGAGGTTTAAATGTTTCACCCATAAATTTGAGTTCACTTTTAGCTATTGGTGTAATTATTAGCGTAGCTATAGCTTTAGTTTTAGTTATGGCAATTAATGTTTTAGGAAGCGGAATAAGCGGAAGCGTTATTCCCATAGTATTTTTAGTTACTATCTTAACAGGTGTTTACACAATTTTAAGCGGGATAAGTTTTCCACTTTTTAACAGCATTCCTATTTTTGGATTACCCATTTATTTCGGTTTAATTGTAATGTATATTATTGGCATAGCAAGTTTAGCAAGTGGAAGCGGAGGCGATTAAAAAATGGAATTGCTCGAATATTTGCTTTTCATACTGATTAATGTTATTTTTCTTTTGATTGTGCTTTATAAACGGATAGGATTGTTAAGTGTTTTCGGAATAGTATTTACGCTTCTGCTTTTGCCTTTAAGCGTTAATAGTTTAGTCATTAACCGTTATCTTGTTGTTGACAATGTAGGAAATACACATGAAGTTGTAATTTATGCTAATCCAACATTAGCTGTTATGATTGGCATAATGCTTATAGTCATGCATGGAGTAGCTTTAATTAAACTATATTCGGGAAGTAGAGAATATGTTTGAGATGTTTCAAGACCCTTTAATTTTAAGTGCCACAATTACATCTATAAGCACAGCAATTGCGATTGTTTACCTTTACTTTTATCTTAAAAGACCAATGGCGATAATTTTAAGACCTTTTAAAGGAATATATCAAAAAGTTAAAACTATAAGATTAAATGAAACAACTGAAGATTTTACTTTTGGAGAACATACTTATATTGTAAATTGGGAAAAAACAAGCTATCTGAATAAAAGCAAACCGGTATTATTTTACATAGAGGGAAAAACTGAACCGGTTAAAATTTTAACTGAAATTAATGAAGATGGATTAAGCCGTAAAGCCAAGCTATTATTACGGAATAATGCAATAAAACAAATCATAGAAGCAAGTAAACCTATAATGGCAAGTTGGGGATTCACAATTTTAATAATGTGTTTAGCTATTGGAGTAGGGTTCGGAATTGGATATATAGTTTATCCGCATATTAACCCCGTTCAACAAATTATAAATCAAACTTCCACATCACCGCCCACAGTAAATCCGTAAGGTGAGGAAATATGCCATGTTGGAAAAAAAGGAGAAAAACCGGAAGAAAGAGAAAGAAGTAGATATTATAGAGGCTCTTTCAGAAGTCCATGAAGTAACTCCTGAACATATAGCTAACAGAATGCTTGACAAAAATGAACCTTACACACATACTGAAATTCATAACCCGATGAGCATAACCGCACTTGATGTTTTAATTGATTATATGAAAGATTTAGAAATAAGCGATATTCTTGAAACTTATAGTTTTTGGTTAAGAGTTAACTTTATTCCATATATGCGTAAAAGAGCCTCTGAAATGGTCGAAATAATTAAAGGCTTAAAAGAAAAAGAAGAAAAGCCTACATTAAATGAGCTTATGTTGGGAAGATAGAAATATGCTTATTGCAGTTTTAGGCGGTTTAGGGAGTGGAAAAACTCTTTTCTTAACATGGTTAGGCTTAAAAAGTATTGGAAAATCTGATGTTTATGCAAACTTTCATATAGCCCATCCAAAAGTTAAATTTTTAACACCTTTAGAATTTGTCAAGTTAGCTTTATCAACAAATAAAAATAAAAAATATGTTGTTTTACTTGATGAAGTTTATGGATGGCTTGATAGTAGATGCTCATCAAGTAAAACCAATAGGCTTTTAGATATTATAGGTTTACAAAGCAGAAAACGGAATATGGATATTTTCTATACTGCTCAATTAGGCTCAAGCGTAGATTTACGCTTCAGAGATATAACCGATATAGTTGTAAAATGCGAGAAAATTCCAAACTATGGGTTCTATTATAGCATTAATAGGCAAACGTGGAGAGGAATAAAAACCAAAAAATATTTTATACCGCTTGATAGTGCAGGTAAAATATGGCAATATTATGACACAACTGAAGTAGTTAAACCAATAGGTTTAAACAAACTAATAGCTGAATTACAAAAAATAGAAGAATAAACTATCTCTTTTTAAGCGTAAATGTTAAACAAATAATAAGTAAAAAGAATACAAAAATCATAAGCAGGATTGAAATATCTGGATTTCCAACTGCTATATGCCAAAATCCTATTGTTTGTGTTATTAAAGTAAATGTCCATTCTGTTATTGTATGCCATCCATAAGTTATGGTTTGCCATGTCCAATAGGCGATGCTGTTCCATCTTCTGATTGTCACTTGAAAAATCCATTGCGTAAGGTCATGCCATTTTCTTGTTAAAGTTTGAAAGTTCCATAAAGCTGTTTCATGCCATTTTTTAGTTGCCAGTTGAAATATCCATGTTGCTATTTCATACCATTTTTGGGTTTGTAATTGGAAAATCCATGTTGCTGTTTCATGCCATGCTTGAGTTATTAAATTGAATGTCCAGGATGCTATGTTTTGCCATGCTCTTGTTTGAAGTGTTAAAGCAAAAGTGCTTATGATATTCCATTTTCGGGTTAAAAGTTGAAAAGACCAAACCGCAACATCATGCCATGTTTTACTCACTACACTCCATGAAAAGTTTGTTATTCGACTATTATAAGTGGTTGTGTCAAACCTAAAATTATAAACGCCATTTTTAGAGACAACGTAAATGTAATAGTAAACTGTCCATGTTGCAGCATCAAGACTTCCAGCTCCCAATTGTTCAGTTATCCATGTATCAAGCAAAACCCATGTAATAGTGTCAGCACTAGCATAAACCCTAACAACAATCGCATCAGTAACCGCTAAACTTGTCTGAGGACAATTCCAATTTGCGTTAACAATTCCGCTACTACCTGGAACAGTAGCAATAGCATGCGGAGAACCATCCGTAATTTCCGT